TTTAATCTCTGCGCCGCCGACCCAAGCGTCAACATAAACACTTTATCAGACATCTCCGTGTCCTTAACTCCCATAGCACGGTAGGCGTAAGCAAACCGGCTAGTCCAATCCTCCTCTTCATTTCCAATAATCGATTCGTCCGAATCCTCAGGGATCATTCTTCGCTTGATAAGAAGATTTGAGGCCCGGAGGGCTCGAATCGAACCTCCTTTCGTTCTGAATAATGCTAAGGAAGGATCGGCGATAAACCGCGCAGCAATCAACCGCTGCGGACGAGTAATTCGCCAGGTATCTGGAGCATCGCGTACGGAGACTCCATAGCCTCCAAGATGAACTGGTAAATACCAGTTGGGCCGAAACCAGCCCGTCCATTTCCGAGTCCAGCGACTAAACGCTGCCGGTATGGCACATCTCGCTTGAGGGCAGTGACTAACCATCTCAGATATGTCCTTGCCGACCTGGCAAGGCGTGGCTTTAGATTCCCCCTGTTTAAGGGAGGTCCCTAAGACCAATTTGAGATTTAAGTATCCCCTCCGCTCCATCCTTTCCGCGACACGGTGGTAGAGTTTCTGATTTATCATACAATCAGAAACCGATAGGTAGTTCTTGCCTAGGCTCAAGGTGAGCCCCACTTCGTTCGTCGCGTCCTTCCAAACTTGAAAGAAGGTCTCATCACACTTGAACAAGATGTCATCGCCGTTGATCAAAACGTTATGACGCATCTTACCCGCTCGGAACCTCCGAGAGCGGTCCGCTGTAACCCAGCGGTCAAGTGCCGTCCAGTACAATGCCAAGTTCGCTAAGCAAAGAATAGGAAAGCTCAAGGGGTGACCCATGAGCTGACCCGTCAATTGCTGAACTTCGGTACCGTCAGGATAGATGAGTTTATTGTGAATGAAAGACTCCACGATATCGATAAAGAACCCAGGAAGGCCTCGCAAAAGTTCACGCGAGACATTCCCGTTTAATCGATCCGTAGCAGCCTTGAAATCACCACTACACCACAAAGGCTCAGGAACCTCCTTATTCAATCGATTGACCGCCTGATCTAGGTCAATTGTCATGGTTGAGTAACGGCTGCGTTTCCAAGCAGAAAGCAACCGACCCTGTAGGGGTTGGAGAGCAGTATAAAGGTACCCATCACCCTTGGTGATGATCCTAAATTTTGATGGTTCAGGGATGGCCACAACATTTACAGAATTTCTTCCGCGCTGTTGAGCGAGTCCACGAGCATATCCAAAC